GTTCAAGTTTTTGGCCGGACGGCCGAACCGTAGATTTTCCGATGTGATTGGGGGGGTGCGTGATGGTCGGTCATGGAGGCGCGCGCATCCGCTCCGGTCCGATGCCGGATCCGACTTCGGAACGCTCCGACCTGCGCGGGCTCGGCGCGGACGTCGTGCAGTTGTCCTCGAAGGGCTACCGGTACAAGCCGAAGGCTTTCCCCTTGTCCGAGTGGATCGTCTGGGATGTGTGGAAGGACGAGGACGGCCTGCACAAGGAGCGCAACGACGCGGCCACGGACGCGTGGAACCGTCGTGAGCGCGCATTGTGGCGGGACCTGTGGAAGCTGCCGCAGGCGATCGCCTGGCACATGCCGAAATACCGGTACCTTTTCAACACCGTCGCCCTCTACTGCCGCCAGTTCGTGTTGTGCGAGACGGCGGACGCGAAGGCCGCCGACCGTGCCACGCTGGCACGATACGCGGACACCATCGGACTCACGCCGCAGGGATTGAGGCTCAACGGCTGGACGATCGTGGACGACGAGACGAAACAGCCGAAACAGGCCGCGTCCCCGAGCGGCAAGGTCGTGCCGATCAGAAGCGCCAGGGAGCGTTGGATGGAGATGCAGGAGGACAAGTGATGACGGAAGCGGAACAGTCGCGGGCGCCGAAGACCCTCGGATTCCTGTTCGCCGACTGGATCGCCTGGCATTGCGTCGTCCCCAACGGCTTCGACTTGGGCAAGCCGTTCGAACTGGTTGGCTGGCAGCTCGAGAACGCCATCGACTTCTACCGAGTCAAGCCCGACGCCGTGTATGACCCGTCTCGCCCACGGCAGGCCGCCGCGTTCAAATGGAGGCGCGGGCAGATCGTCGGCGGACAGAAGCTCGGCAAATCCCCGTTCGGCGCGGCGGTTGCCGCGTTCGAGGCCGTCGGACCATGCGTGTTCTGCGGCTGGGCCCATGGCGGCGAGACATTCCGCTGTTCAGACTGGGGCTGCTCCTGCGGCTTCGAATACGAATACGCGCCGGGCGAGCCCATGGGCATGCCACGGCGCACCGCGCTGATCCAATTGCTCGCCACCTCGGAGGAACAGACCGCCAACGTCTACCGTCCATTGCAGAGCATGGTGCGCAACGGCCGCCTCGCCGACCTGATGAAGGTGCGCGAGGGCTTCATCCGACTGCCCAACGGCGGACGCATCGACCCGGTCACCGCGTCCGCGCACTCCAAACTGGGCAACCCCGTCAACTTCGTCCTCGGCGACGAATCCGGCATCTGGACACGCCGCAGCGGCATGTTCGCCGTCGGCGACACCGTCATGCGCGGCGCCATGGCCATGGACGGCCGCATGCTCGAGCTCACCAACCCGTGGGACCCTATGGACGCCAGCTTCGGCCAGATGACCTACGAATCCACCGCGCCCGACATCATGAAATACTTCCCCCAGCATGATCCGTCGCTCGACTTCGCCGACCCGAAGGACCGGCGCAAGATCCTCGAATTCGTCTACGCCGGATCCCCATGGGTGCCGCTCGACCAGGTCGAGGCCACCGCGTCCGAACTCATGGCACGCGACCCCGCGCAGGCGCGCCGCTTCTACGGGTGCGAGGTCGTGCAGGGCCTCGGCTCCTACATGCCCGAAGCCCTCTACGATGGCACGACCGTCGACCGAGAGCCGCCCAAGGACGGCACCGAGATCTGCCTCGGCTTCGACGGCTCCCAATCCGGCGACTGGACCGCCCTGCGCGCCGAGACCGTCGACGGCTGGCGCTGGACACCCACCTACGGCCCCTCCGGCCGCCCCGCCTATTGGAATCCGGTCGAATGGGAGGGACGCATCCCGCGAAGCGAGGTCGACGCCTGCGTGTCCGAAATGTTCGACCGGTACAAGGTGCAGCGCTTCTACTGCGACCCGCACCCGTGGGAGTCGCAGGTCGACGAATGGGCATGCCGTTTCGGCGAGGACATCGTCGTGCCATGGCCCACCAACCGCATCGGCCGCATGTACGACGCGCTCACCCGCTTCATGGAAGACACCGCCGACCACTCCACCACCCACTCGGCCGACCAGATGGCCAGACTGCACATGATGGCCGCCCGAAAGGTCGCCAAGCCAGGCGACAAGTACGTGCTCGGCAAACCAAGCGAAAACCAGAAGATCGACATCACCATGGCCGACATCCTCGCCCACGAGGCCGCCTCCGACATGCGCGCCCTCGGCTGGAGCAAGGAAGGCTCGCCCGTCATGGTCTACGGATGGTAAGGAGGCCGTTTTGGAGCTCATCCAGGCATCAAGGCTTTCCGACGACGACGCGAAACTCATCAGAAGCCTCAACTACCGGCTCGCGCGTCTGCGCAGGCCGCACCGGCAGTGGGACGACTACTACCGCGGCCGGCAGGTCATCCAAAGCATCGGCATCGCCGTGCCCGCCGAACTGCGCGCGTTCGTGTTCCCGCTCAACTGGCCGCGCATCGTGGTCGACAGCGTCGTGCAACGCCAGCAGGTCAAATCCTTCTCCATGCCGGACGACGACAAGGTGTCGAACGAGCTGCGCGAACTGTGGGAATACAACAACATGGAATCCCAGCAGGTGCTCCTGCACACGGAGACACGCGTCCAGGGCCACGGCTTCGTATGCGTCGGAGCCAACCCCGACGACCCAGACCATCCGCTCATCAGCGTCGAATCATCCAAGAACATGATCGCCCGCATCGACCCGCGCACACGCACCGTCGAATCCGCGCTCCGCGTCTACTACGACCCATGGGAGCACGGCACGCCTGACTACGCGACCCTATACACGCCCGAATACACGCTCTGGCTGCAAAAACAGCACGGCAAATGGACCATGACCGGCCGCAACGACCACCACCTCGGCATCGTCCCGGTTGTCCAGTTCCTCAACCGCCCCCGCGCCGGCGACTTCCTCGGTGAAAGCGAGATGGCCGACGTGGTGCAGCCGACCGACATGGCCGCCCGCGCCATCCTCGACCTGCAGATAGCCATGGAGACGCACGCCGTCCCCGGCAAATGGGCGATCGGCGTGACGCACAACGACTTCATCGACGCGAAGACCGGACAGCCCGCATCGGCTATAAAGACCTACTTCAATTCGATGCTCACCTCCAAGAACGCCAACGCGAAATTCGGCCAGTTCACCGCCTCCGACCTGTCTAACTTCAAGACAGTCATCGACCTGCTGAGCGAGCAGATGAGCGCCATCACCGGCCTGCCGATGCGCTATTTCGGCATGAACACCGCCAACCCGGCCGCCGAGGGCGCCATCCGCGCCGACGAGTTGAGACTCGTGAAGAACGTCGAACTGAAGAACGCGGTCGACGGCGACGCATGGTCTCAGGTCATGGCCACGGCGCACAAGCTCGCCACCGGAGACGACATCAACGCGAACCTCGTGCGCTGCGACTGGGAGGATCCGAACACGCCGACCTACGCGCAGCGGGCCGACGCGATCACGAAGCTCATGGCCTCCGGCATCCTCTCCCGCGAGGGCGCATGGGACGAGCTCGGATGGAGCGAGGCCCGCAAGGACAAGGAACGCGAATACTTCGCCAAGCAGATCAACGAATCCTATGGCCAATTCGTGAAGGACGTGGACTATGGTGCGGACGATGGCGGGGCAGACATTGCCCACGGAGGCGACGGCGCAGAACCGCCTGCTGCGCGACCGCAGCAACCGGCTGGCCATAACGGTGGCCAGACTGTGGCATAAGCACGCGCAACCCGACTTCGACACGGCATTCGCCGACATGATGCCCGACCTGTTCCAGGCATTGGACACGGCGCAATACGCGACCGCCTCCGACGCGATCGCCTCGACCCCGAAGATCATGGAACGCTTCGACGTCAACGCAGCACACCCCGAATATAGGCCGGACCCATGGCAGTGGGTCGGCGTGAACGGCAACGGCATGGACACCGTCGACACGATGTGGACGGCGATCACCATCGGCAAGAAGGCCGTGGCCAACGGCGCCCCCGTCGACGTGGCCATGGACCGCATCGGACTGACGCTGGTGCTCAGGACACGCACCATGCTCGCCGACACGCACCGGTCGGCCACAGGCATGACCGCGCGCGGCATCTGCTACCAGAGCACATACGTGCGCGGCCTGACGCCGCCAAGCTGCGGCAGATGCGTCATCCTCGCCGGACAACCCTGCGGGAAGACGCCGTTCGAACGGCACCCGCGCTGCGACTGCATCGCCGTCTACACCGGCCGCAAAGCGCCGGCCGACGCCTGCACCAGCCCGACCGAATACCTCGACTCCCTCGACGACGACCAGCTCGCCCGAGCCCTCGGGAGCAAAGCCAACGCCCGCGCCTACGCGGACGGAGCCGACCTCAACCAGCTCGTCAACGCCCAACGCGGCATCCGCGCCGCCCAAATCGACGGCCAACGCATCAAATACACGACCGAAGGCACCACACGCCACGGCCTCGCCGCATCCCGCATGATCGACGCCGGATACGCCAAGGAATACGTCAAGAACGGCGGCCGGTACACGAAGGCCGACAGGCCGCGACTCATGCCCGAAACCATATACGCGCGCTGCGGAAACGACCACGCGAAGGCCTTGGACATGCTCTACAAATACGGCTGGATCCTCTAGCCGAAACCAGATTTTCACACCGACGCCGCGACGGCGCCGGCACCGCCACGCGACGCGGCGGCCAAGGAAACACAAGGAGGAACAAATGCACATGAAATGGTGGCAGAAGACCAACCACGTCCGCACCATCGACGCCAACACGGAACCGGGCGGCGGCGATGCGAACCAGGAAGGCCAACAGTCCGAACCGCCGGCGACCGGCGGACAGGAAGGCGACGAAAAACTCGGCGAATCCGGCATGAACGCGCTCAAAAGCGAACGCAGGACCAACAAGGCGCTGCGCGAACAGCTCGCGGAAGCGAACGCCCGCATCAAGGAGTTCGAAGACCGCGACAAGACCGACGCGCAGAAAGCCAACGAGAAGATCGCCACCCTGGAACAGACCAGCACGCGCAACGCCGCGAAGGCACTGCGCTACGAAATCGCCATCGACAAGCAGCTGCCGAAAGCATTGGCCGAACGCCTGCAAGGCTCCACTCGCGAAGAGCTGGAAGCCGACGCCGACAACCTGCTGCAACTCGTCAACGTGCAGAACAAGCCACACGTCGACCCCGACCCAAGCCAAGGCAAAGGCGGGGAACCGAAACCGGCCAACCTCTCCGAAGCGATTTCCGCATACTACCGATAAACAACAAACAAGGAAGGAGACAACCACATGGCTGTCACACTCGCGGAGGCGAAGAACAACGCCCTCGAAGACTACGACCCGTTCGTCATCGACGAATTCCGCAAATCCAGCGTCATCCTCGACTCCCTCATCTTCGACGAAGCCGTCAACCCCGCCGGAGGCGGCGCTACCCTCGACTACTCCTACCGCCGACAGGAAACCCAACCCACCGCCGAATTCCGCGCCATCAACACGGAATACTCGCCGAGCACCACCACCACCAAGAAATACACCACCACGCTCGCCGTCCTCGGCGGCGCCTTCGAAATCGACCGACTGCTCGCCAACATCGGCCCCAAGGGATCCGACGAAGTCACCCGCAACGTCAACGACAAGGTCAAAGCGGCCGTCACCCTCTTCCAGGACACCGTCATCAACGGCGACACCGGCGTCAACGACAAGGCCTTCGACGGACTCGACAAGGCCCTTACCGGCTCCGCCACCGAAATGAAACCCGCCACCGGG